TGAACTCGAACTGCTGCTCGATGACGAACTTTCTCCTCCTGCGGCGGACCAGAGATCGATCGGTTCCTTGCGGAAAATACCGAATGGGTCCACTGAGATCTGACGCACCAATGATTCGGATAGCGCCGACGCATGTATGCTCACCCATGCAACGTCCGCCTGCGGGACGTAGAGTCCAGGCGCCGCCGAGAGCGACATGGTGTAAAAATCGTCAGGGTCGGAATCCGCTGTAACGGCGGTGCTCACATTGGCCAGCGCGACTCCGTCCCGGTACATGATGCAGCGGGAGCCGCTCTGGAATACGATCGCGTAGGTGTGCCATTCGTTCAGGATCAGGTAGTTTGCGTTGCTTTGGACGCTCGCCGCATTGACGGCGATGCTCTTTTGTCCTTCATCCACGCAATAGACGTCGATCTGGATGTTGCCCGATCTTTTCCAGAAGAGCCGATCGTTGTAGGCGACCGATTTGAGGTTCATGCTCCATGCGATGGTCCAATCTCCGGACCATCCGGCCATCGGCGAGTGGCCATATCCGTCGGAGCCATCGAAGGAGAGGGCCTTTCCGGTCGGCGAAGGGGCCCAGGCGTAAGTTCCCGCCAGGGTCAGATTCTTATTCGGCTGCGCCTTGTTCGAAACAGAGGATCCGGCTCCCTCATTCATCAGCCAGAATCCGAGCAGGTCACGGGCCAGGGGGTGACCCGGTTGAATCAATCGTCCCAGAGGTGGTTTGATGATGTTCGCCATGTCACAGGGCCGTCACCTTGCTGATCCGGGTCGTGAAATAGCAGTCGCAGTCGGCGTCCACGTTGTTGACCAGGACGCGGACCTGGCTCGCCGCCATGGGGATCTCGATGCACCACTCGTCGACGCGATCGATCGCCGTGGCGCCGTTGGTGTGATTCCTGATCAGGTCCTGGCAGAGGGTCACCGTATTGCCGCTATTGCTCTTAGTTCGGACGCTCTCGGAGTTGGCGGCGGTTCCCTCGAGGATGAACCACTTTCGGCCCTTGACGTCGAAATCGCCCGTCGTCGCATCCGTCAGGGTGATGGCGGAATCGCCGGCGTTGGCTGCGGCGTCGTTGATCGTCGTGGCGGCCGGGGTCTCGGCGGTTCCTTTGATGGCAGTCAGTTGCATCCAGTTGTCGTCTGCGTAGGAGACTTCCACGATGGCTTCGACGCCATCCGTCGCGGTGGCCTCCGCCAACGCGATCTCCAGGTACAGGAGCGTATTGTAACTGGCTGAGAGATCGGCCGCCGCGCCTTCGCCCATCGTGCCCGCTGGCACGGCCTGCCAGGCGTCCACTTCGACTATGGTTGTGGTTTTCGACAGTGCCATGATTTTCCCCTATGCAGCTTCCGCGTTGGCGACGGTGTTGTAGTGTTCCGTGGCGACGACGTAGTAAATGTCGTTCTCGCTCGGATCGGCTCCGGCCTCGATGGACGCCTGAATGGTCGCGTTCGAGAGGAAGAACAGGTAGTACTTCTCGATCATCTCCTCCTGATCGAGCAACACCTTTTTGGCGAAGGCCAGTCGGTTCGAGTGGTTCTCAGTCTCCGCGCTCTCGCTCAGGGGGATCCAAGATGCCTTGACCAACGCACCCTCGAACCTGCCCCGCAGCGCATCGTTACCGAATTTGAGCGAGCGGACTTGTAGAAGTGTGAGCGCCATAGTTCGTGCCTTTCTCCATAGCTTGGATCATGTGTCGTAGTATTGATCTCCATAGTGGCCGGACCCGTAGGATCCGGCCGTGTCCTCCAGGAGGACTCCTGTCATGCGGTACTTGCCCGGGTTCCTGTCCTCGTGCTCGAAGCGGGGCGGCTCCTCGGGATCCCAGCGGACAAGCCAGGTCTGATTCATGCCCTGCTCGAGGAACTCGAAGGCGTATTTGCCGCGGCGGCAGTCCACGAGATAGAACCGCTCGAGGAGGAGCCTGTCCGCCAGGGTCATCTGCCTGATCGTGAACCGCCATCTGTGCGGACGGCGGGTGTAGCGAGGCCGGATCTTCGCGAGGCCGCAGCCGAGCGGCATGGCGATGTCGTGCGCTCCGGGCAGTTCCTGAACGTTGAACTCGAGGCCCTTGGAGAGCGCGGGCCACGAGAGCGGAACGAAACTGCTGCTGGAAGAATCGGACGATGACGAAAAGCTCGAAGAAGACGAAGTGCTCGAGGAGGATGAGGAGGATGCGGGAGGGAAAACCCCACGCCACAATCGTCCGCCGTTGTAACCCGCCAAACCATAGACGCCATCTTGGCTCACGGCACAGAACCAGTTTCCGCCTGTGAGACTCCCAGGCGCCGTTGCAAGCCAGGTCGTTCCGCCGATCACGGAATAGTACAATCCATCAGCCGGGGTGCCATATAGAGTACCAACGAGCCAATTGGCAGCGTCTCCGCTGCAGTCCATGTCATAATTGGCCTTGTCCGTCTCGGGTAGTGGAGAGCTGGTCCATGTCACTCCGTGGTCTTGAGAGATAAACGTCATCGATCCGACCGACTGGTCATCTGCCCACGAACCCACCCCGACGACTGCGCCATCCGAGCTACACGTGGAACACCACCATTCGCGATAATTGCTTTCTCCTACGGGCCATCGAGAATGCCAGGTGTCACCGCCGTCCTCCGAGGTGTATACGCGGTAACTGTCCGTCGCGACAATGAACTGCCCGTCGTCGCTCATGTCGGAACTTCTATAATATCGGCTCGTGGCCGAGCCGTACGGGTATACTTCCGACCAGTTTACGCCGTAGTTCGTGGATCGATAGAAGCGACCGGGCCCAGCGATCCCGGTGACCATCGTCGCACCGGTTGCCGATATCGCGATTGTGCCCCAGGCAAAGTTGTAACCGCCCAAGAGATCGGGGCCCCTTGGGAAGATTTCCGTCCAGTTCGCACCATAATCGCCGGATAGGTAGAACCGCCCATTCCAGACCGCCGCAGCCATGTACTGGCCGTTTTTTGAGACTCTGGCAATGTGCCAGTTCTTGCTGACGTCGCCGGCGGGTTGTTTTTCCGTCCACGTCTGCCCATAGTTCGTCGACACGTAGAGTCGCCCGCTGTACGCGCATGCGATCATGTATTTGCCGTCGGCGGATGTGTCGACTGAGTGCCATGCACAATTTACGTCACCTGCAGGTCGTACTTCAGTCCAGGCAACAGTCATGGTAGCTCCAACTTCTTCATATTGATCGTCGGCAGTAAATCAGCGGCCATCAGCGTCGCCTCCCGAACCTGTCGCGGATCGCGCCGCCGTTGGTTTCGTTCTTGAGGACGACGTTCACGATGTACTCGTCGAGATTGAAGTCCGTCTCGACCTCGGGCGCGGCCATCGCGGTCCCGGTCTCGTTGCTGAAGTTGACGGTGACGTTCGGCCGGACGCTGCCGGAGCCGGCGGGACGGATCTCCTCGCCTCGTTTGGCGATGATCGGGACCTCGCCGGGTCCGATGTACCCGCCGCTGTGCATGCGGGGCGCATCGGCGAACAGGTTCGACGGGACAGACCGGGAGGGCAACGAGCTGATTCCGATCCGGCCGCCGCTGTGGGCTACGGTCGCCATCGTGGAATTAGGGTCCGCCGCCGGCGTGGTGGTCGCCGGAGTCGAATCGCCCATGAGCCAGCGTCGAATGCCGCCGCCGAGCGCGTCCGTCAGCGGCTGCATGATGTACTGGTTCACGAGGTTGCGGGCGAGCGTGTCGAAGAAGCGATCTGCCATCTCCGTGGCGTGCTCGAAGTCGAAGGAGATGTCGGTCAGCGTTCCGGCGAGGTCCTGCATGGTCTCATTGATCATCTCGGCCCCGCGGAGGTCCATGAGCTGGGTCTCGTATTCCTTGAGCAGCTCGGTCTGCGTGACCGTCAGATCGTTGTATTCCTGCTTGAGCCGCATCTCCTGCAGGAGCTTTTGGGCCTCGTCGTCGGAGAGTTGGGAGACCGCCTGCCGCATCTCGACGTAGTCGGAGGCCCGGTATCGGCTCTCGTCCAGCCGGCCGATGATCTCGTATTCCTGCCGGAGGGCCATCATGTGGCGCCGGACCTCGTCGGTGGCCTTCTTGGTCGCCGCGGCCTCCTCGTTGCGATTGGAGACCAGTACAGACCGGTTCGGAATCTCGATCTGGGGGTATTCGAACGGTTTGACCTCCGGCGGGGCGGCGTAGGTTCCGGAGAGTTTCTGGCGTTCGATCAGCGCCGCTTCGCGGTCCTGCTGGACCTGCTTTTGCTCCTCCCGTAACTGATTGAGAATAGCTTCGTAGGCCGCTTGATCCTGCGGCTCGACTCGCTCAAAGTGGCCAGCCCAGCCCTGGCCTTTCCACGTGTTCGTGAAGGCCGAGGCATCGCCCGTGAGCGTGCGATATCGCTCCTGGGCGGCCAGTTCGATCGCCTGTTTTCCGACCGTGTTTTCTACGAGGTCGCCGAAAGATCGCTGGACGGCGGCATACCGATCGACCAGCCATGCGAGAACGCTGGCGGTCCCCTGGGCCCAGTCGCGAACGTCGTCAAGGTTGGTCTGCAGGTACGTGCTGATCGTGCTCATCGCCTGCTGGTAGCTGGGCAGGAGCGCCTGACCGAGGGCGATCCGGGCCTGCTCCCACTGGGCCTGAAGGCGTCGCTCCTGATTGGCCGCGGAGTCCGCCGTGCGGGCCAGGTCGCCTTGGTCCTTCTGGGTCTGCTGCATGATCAGTCCGAATCGGGCGTAGATCTTGCCGACCTCAGAGAGCTGCTCGCCATGCTGGATCCAGCCCTGGCGCAGGGCGTATTCCTGGACCGAGGTCTCATTGACGATGATGCCGAGTTTCTTCAAGGGCTCGACCTCGCCTGTCAGACCGCTCTGGATCTTTCCGAACGCCTCGGTCGGGTTGATGTTCCGGAAGCTGGCCATGTCGTAGGCGAGCTGCGTGAGCGACTTGCCCATCGAGATCGCCCCGGTCTCCGTTAGGCCCATGCTCTCCAGCATGAGCTTGTACGTTCCGATGTTGGAGCGGACCTGAACGTCGTTGAGGCCGAGGGCCTGGCTGATGTCTCGGCTCCAGGAAGAGACGGCGTCGGCCGAATCTCCGAGCGACATGCGGAAGAGATTGTCCGATTCAGCCGCATCGCGGGCGGCGGAGATCACGCTCTTGTAGCCTTCGACCAGACCGCGAAAGCCGAAGTATCCGACTCCGATGCCGAAGGCCGCGCCGATCGTGCGCTGCATCGCGCCGACGTCGCGGCGGACCAGCTGCATATTCCGCAGGAAGCCCGTCACGCCCTGGCGGCTGAAATCGCGGACGACCAGGTCCGCACCGACTCGCTGGAATGAATCAGCCATCGTGTCTCCCGGCGGCGTGGTTGTGTGCACGCGATTGCATGTCAAATCGCTCCAACTCTGCGGCCTCGTCCGACTCTGTCGGCTTGTCGTCCAGTTGGGCCAGTCGATAGTCTCCGACGCTGATCGTGCGCTGCTCTCGGAACGGAATCGAGGCGACCAGATGCGCCGTCAGCTTGGCGATCCGGGCGTCCTGCCTGCGTTCCCCGAAGGCGTCGTTGGCGTCGAGGATCCGCCATTCGGCGAGCTCCTCGGCCGTCATCTGGGCCAGCGTCAGCTTGCGGGAGCATCCGAAGTAGCCGGCGAGGCGGTACTGGAAGAGCCGCTCGCCGTCGACAAGTTTTTTGCCAGGCGCTCCATCGCCTTTCGCGTGGCGCCGGCGGCGTCCATGATCTCCGCCGCGGCGGCCTCGATCAGGTCCGCCCCGACCAGCAGGAGCTTGTTGATGTCCTGGTCCTCGAAGAGCCGCCGGCCCTTCTCGTCCACCGCGAACTGGCAGACCAGCCGGGCCCGAAAGTGGGAGGCCTGGAAATCGAAGTCGTCCCACTCCAGCGCCGAGGGCTGCCTGATGCGAATGCTGTTTCCATCGCCCAGGGCGACCTCGCGACTCGGCAGCTTCGTGCGTCCGAGGAACTGTTCTCGTGTCAAAAGAGCCATGTCGTTTTCTCCGTATTCGAGGATTTAGGACCTCATTGACCTTGTTGACTTCAGTGATATCAGCTCGAGGAGCTGCTCGATGAGGAGCTGCTGCTCGAGGACTTGATCTCTCCGCTGATCTTGATGCCGAAGTTGAAGCTGACGAGCGCATCGTACGGGGCATCCAGGCCGTTCTGGTTCGGGTAGCCCCAGAAGTAACGGCGGGCGCCGTTGCTGAACCGGACGGTCCAGCATTCGGTCACGCGGTTCTTGTAGGCCGCCAGGATGGCGTCGGCGTACGTGCGGTCGTACAGGACGTCGCAGGTGAACTGGCCGGAGTCGATCAGACCCGGCTCGAACGTGCGGTGATAACCCGTGGTGTCGGCATCGGTGTTGTCGATATCGTCGATGCGGGTTCCGTCGAGCCGAACGTTGCGGATGTGTCCGATCAGGCCCGTGACGCTGCCGGTCAGCGTGATGCCCTTGCCGATCATAAGAAGACTCCTTTCGAGCGACGGATCCGCCGCCCTTGAGAGCCGCTGCACCGGCTGTTTCGGTTGTCAATCGGGCCGTCAACGAAGGCCCTTGGTAGCCAAGTCCGCCTTGAGAGCGGAGAACGTGATCGTAATCGTCAGCACCTCGCCGCCGATCCGGCCCTCCGGATCGTCCAGTCGCTGAATGTGCTTGAAGGCCAGGCCCTGGAACATCGCGTTGCCGCCGGCGTCGCCGTC